CTTTGCTGTGAACACTCACACTGTCTTGTGCATAAAAATCAATCTTGCCGTTGGCAGTCATTTCAATCCATGCTGTGCCATTGGCATTGGCAATGTAGATTAAATCTTCTGAATTGTGCAACAACAGTTGATGTCCTGTTCTTGTTCTTATTCTAAACAGTTCATTGTGTGGAGTATTTTTATCACCCTCAATCACATCATCACCAATTTCAATGTTGGTGTACTGCATTGGTCCGTCTTTGGCTTTGGTTTTTCTTATAAATTTGTCATCACCATCATCCATCACAAATGATGTTCCACCTGTTCTAGCAGTTGCTATGGGTTGATTTTGTGTGAAAACTTTGTCTATGGGTCCTGGCGTGTTTATTCCAAACACACTTGAAGGCACTTCACGTCTAGCACTAGATGTGGTTAGTCCTCTGATTTCATCTGAAATCAATCCTTGATTGTCCAACACTGCTTTGAACAGTCTGTTGATTGGTTTTTTGATCTGTAAAGGTTTGTCCGCAGGCTTATCTGCAAATTTTAATTTGTTGTGTTCGCCCACAGGCATTTTTTTGCCTCTGATGTCTGCATCTGCAGAATCTTCTTGATGTTCGGAATCTGTGGTGTCTGTGTTTGACATGGCAGGTGTTGAGCCTGGGATCATCACATTCATTAATTCTTGTGGAATGCAACCAATCCAGTATGCTCTGTTGATGTTGCCTTCTATAAACACAACCATCACTGTGTTGCCCACATCAGGTGGCACAAACCACATGCCGTAACTCTGTTGACTGTCTCTGGCGTCTTTGTTTTTGTTCAGTCCTGCCACATTGGTTGTGCCATAAAATGGACTGAGATATTTTGCTGTGATGAATTGTCCTGTGGTTGTGGCATTGCCTGAATCCAGTGTTTTGACCAATTCAACTTCAATGGCTCCACTGTATTTGGGATCCAACACATTTCTCACAATGGCTTCAAAAGGTCCTGGATTTGATTTAGGATCTATTGAGTGTGATTTTCGTGTGTTTAAATTTTTTGCCATTATGATGATCCTTCTGTGTTAGTTAATTTCTTTGGTGTTTTTAATTGTGCTTTATCTGTAACCATTATAATTGATTTCTTGTTGCCTGCACCTTCCACAGCATCCAATGTCATGTTGTGTTGTCTGTTTATTCTCAATGTTTGCTCAAATTTACCTTGTCGGAAACTGCTCACGATTGTTTGAACTTGGAATATGCCGCTGAATTCACCCAATCTGATTGTTTGTCCTGCTCCGTTTTTGTATGCACCACCTTGAGGGAAAATGAAATTATCCCCACCTGGTTGATAATCAATTGGTGTCTGGAAATTCATTTCTATAAAACAAGCAGTATCTTGATAATTTATTTCTCCCCTGCCGTTGCCGTTGTTTTTATCACTTTTAGATGTAGGAGCATATGGTCTAGGATCCACAAAAAATCTTATGGGTTCATCTGAATTCATCATTCCTGTTGCTGGTATGAAATAAGGATCTCCGATTATCTGTAGATCCATTTGCATCAAATCAGTTGTTCCACCATTGATAATTCTATCATTCATGGTTCTAGCAATTTTTAATTCTGCACTTTCATTTTCTGTTCCCTCACCGCTGGTTCCTTTTTGTGCTTTTATCATTCTAGATGCCATGCTACCTGGTTTATCGTTTGCCGCTTCTATTAATTTTGCTTGTTGTTGACTTGTTGCTAGTGAACTTTTTTCTATGCTTTTGTTTCCTCCAGCAGATGAAGTGGACGAACTTTTGTTCAAATTTTGAGGAGCACTATTGTAAAAAGCAAAATTGTAGTCCAATTGGAAATCTAATATATCTTTATTCAATCCAGTGTAAAGATAATTGTAACCTTTTACAATGTTTTGTCTAACCACAGTGTAACCTGATGGCATGGATGTATCGTCATCAAATATAGTGTCAGGTACCTGATAAGGCACTATGCTGAAAACATTTAATCTAGGATGGTGTTTTGTTTTAAGTTTGAAAAAGGCATCTTGCAGTTGAAAACATTTAGTTCTGACCCTAAACCAAGGGTGCTTGCCTGGTTGTTTGTTTAGCATCTCATCAGGATTTTTTGTTAAATTCTTAGCATATTCACTCAACAGTATCACCGTTTCAATTATGTCTGTAATACGTGTGTTTTTTTTAAAACTCAAAGTCATTGCTTTAAGATTTAAAGTGATGCCATCTCTGGTGAATGTTTTTTTGCGTTTGTCATATTTTTCTTCAAAATCAGGAAATTTCTTACCCATCATAGCCATGTTGTTTTCATTGATGGCCATTTTTGATGCTCCAATGACATTGCCTAAAAAAAATGCATTTGATCCTTCACCCTCTGTTTGAAACACTCTCACACCTTGCCCACTTGTACCGGTGTATTCATTGGTCGCTCGCACATTTTTTCCCAGCAGTGTTTCAACAACTGTATCTCTTTTTTCAGTGTTAAAGACGTAATCACCTCGTTCACCTGTACCATTATCAGAAACTATGGCCCTATCTTTCAAAACCATTTTTCTCTCTGCTTCTGTGTATTCAATTTCAGAGTTCTCAGGAAAATATATCACAAAGTCATCTGTAGGCACTGTGGCAAGTTGTTCTTTCTTCTTGGCTTTTTTGTCAAGTTCTGCACCTTTAAAATTTAATTGTCCCATTAAACTGTCATCGCCTACCTGCATCATTTCGTAAACAGTTTTTCCTGACAGTGTGATGTCAGTGTTTATTTGGTTATTCACATCCATTGTTGGAGTTTCTGTCCAAGGTGCGGCAGTGCATTCATACACAGCACCTGCTTGGCTGGCTCTTATTGCCGCCTTTGTCATTTGAACAGGCATAACTTTACGTAGATTGTTATTTCTAAAGATTTTGCCGTTTGCATCTGTACCAACAAAATCCACAATTAAGGCATACGGTGCTTGAGTAAATTCAACATTGCCATCGTCTGATGCTTTGCCGGCTTGTATTTGCATGGTCTGTAAAAATAAACCAATACTGAAAGGTTCCGTCACTGTGAAAGAAATTTCTGACCTTTGTACGTGTTTGGTTTTTGGATTGGGCGAAATGAAAGATTTTATTTCAACATTGTCTATAAAGTATTCAAGACTGACTCCTGCTTGTTTGTAAAAAGTAACTTCTTTTGTATTGCCTTTACCAGCGGAATGTGCCAAAGGATAAAGAGGCATTCTGTTATAAAGTATGTTGGGAAAGTTTACTTCTTCCAGTGTCAGTGCCGCCAGTGTGAATACAGCATTGTATGATTCATAGTCATGCAAAGGATTAGGTATTAGGTCTCTTATAAATTCTTTTACCCGAATGTTGGATTTTTTTCCTTCGTTAGGTGCTTCCGCATTTACTGTGGTTCTATTGGTGACATCTCCATAATTATCCAAACCGTCGCCTGATCTGTATGTTGCACTGTCGGATTGTGTTGTGTCGTCTTTAACTATTGGATTTCCCATGCTAAACTCCTAGTGTATCTTCGAGAGCAGATCCTTGTGGAATATAAATTTCTAAGCCTGGAATAAGATCGTAAACTGGATCAGAAATTTTGTCCATGTTGCGTTGAGCAAACACCCACCATAGTTTTTCGTTGCCGTAAAGATCATAAGCCAACAAGTCTGGTCTATGATTGTATTGTGGTTCCACTGTGTACAACACATCGTCCGGTTTTGCCGGCACTGGACGTATTGTCAGAATGTCGAGATATTGATTATCAACAATCCTTGTAGATGCATATGGACTTGAGCTTGTAAAGAATCCCATTAAATAAATCCACTTCCTTTTGTTCCGCCATTTTTAACAAAATCTTTAAGATCAAATTGTGCTTGTTTTGTTCTGCTGTATTGTGGTACAACACCCACAGTGATCATACTTTCTGTTGGTGCCCAAGCATAGGTTCCGCCAGTTGAGGCAACTGCATCCATACTCTCAGAATCACCGCCATAATTATTAACTGCCTGTTCACCTTCTGTTAATTTTGTGCTGATGTAATCAACATCTTCTTTTAAATCAAATTGAAAGTCTGTGATAATCACAGGAACATCTTTGAAAGTGAAATCTCCGTATCCGTTTAAACGTACCACTGGGGGTGGAGCACCTCTGTTTGGTGATTGACCATAATGCATTTTTGTGATTGATCTCAGATAATGCACAGCCGCTACCCAATATCTTGCGTCCTGTTCAGTCTGCACATAGAAGTGTGCTGTGATTGTTAGTTGATTCACACGTGAATTTTCGTAAGCATAAAATGGATAGTTGGTGTGTACCGGTTGCATTGGATTCCAGTTGGCTGAGTGTGATGCTAATATTGTTGGAGTATAAGGAAAAACTAATTTGTTGCCTGTGGCTTTTAAAGGATCCAACAGTGTTTTTTGTCCTGCTATCATATCTTTAATACTCTGCGGCATCGACAAACTCACACGCCAATCTTGATCACCGTTTCCTGTGTCACCGTTTGTTTTCATTGTGATCGCAGGCGCAGATTTATCATATTTAAACTCACCGTTAACGAGTTTTGAAATGGGACCTTTTGCAATTCTTTTGGCCTTACCAAACGCAAAACTGGATATTGAGTCTAATGTTTTTCCTGCTGTGCTGATTGCTGTATCAAAAAATCCAGACACATTTTTCTGTACGGCTTGACCTACGTCTTTTAGACTGTTTACGATCTTTGGTATGTTTTTGTTGTATTCGTCCATTTTATATCCTTACATTTATTTATTGACAAAATTAACTGAGTAGTTTATAATGAAGAGATATATAACAAGGAATATTAATGAAAAAAGTCAATTACCTAAACAACAAAGACATTTTGTCGGAGATTCACAAATCTAAGGCATCGTTTTGCAGTTTTGTGGACGATGCATACAACGAATACAACATGATTGTGAAAGGCGTGGATGCAATAAACATTAGAACTATTGCTGAAGCAAAAAGAAATAAAGCCAAAAAATTAACACAACAAGACTACGAAAGACGTAAAAAACTGGATCCAAAGACTAAATTAGGCGATTGTCAAATAGATTATAGAAAAATCGATAAAGATGATGTTGTGTTTAGAGTGATGTCATTTGAGCATGTGCCAGACGAACCTGGTAGAAAAAAGAACCCAAAGACAGTGGCAGATCACAAAACCAAAGTGAACTTTCCACCATTCCAGCATTGGAAGTATGACAAAAAAGGCAACCTAATATGTGTGGGCAAAAGTCATTGGCAGGGTGGAATGGAAAACGGCAAATTCGATAAAGACACTGGCAGAGCCACAAATGAGTTAGCAAAAATGTGGATGAAACTGTGCGAACGTTATGGCACCAGAGGTAACGTGAGAGGTTACACTTATAATGATGAAATGCAAGGACAAGCCATACTGCAATTGGCTCAGATTGGTTTACAGTTTGATGAATCAAAATCAGACAATCCGTTTGCTTACTACACAGCGGCAGTTACAAACTCATTTGTTAGAATTATTAATATCGAAAAACGTAATCAAAACATAAGAGATGATATTTTGGAAATTAACAACATGATGCCCAGTATGAGTAGACAGACTTCGGGCGATACGGGTGCACCAAAATCAGCGGCAAAAACCAAAGTTAGCAAAAAAACAAAAAAGTAGTTGACAAATACAACACTTTCGTGTATTCTTAAGAAAAGTAGGAGATTATTTTGTTCAAAAAATTAGCAGTTTTCACCGATATTCATTTCGGATTGAAATCCAATTCTAAATTACACAACGATGACTGTGAGGAATTCGTTGATTGGTATATCGAGTTAGCAAAAAAACACGGATGTGAAACAGGATTATTTTGTGGTGACTGGCATCACAACAGAAACAGTGTGAACATAACCACTATGGATGCTTCCATAAGATGTTTAGAAAAATTAGGAAAAGCATTTGATAACTTTTATTTTTTTCCAGGCAATCATGATTTATATTACAAAGACAGCAGAGATATACAATCTGTAGAATTTGGCAGATTTATTCCAGGAATTACCATGGTTAACAAAATTACAAAAATAGGTGACACTATATTAGTGCCGTGGTTAATAGACAATGAATGGAAAAAAGTTGGCAACATGGAATGCAAATATATGTTTGGTCACTTTGAATTACCCAACTTCTTTATGAACGCAATGGTGGAAATGCCTGACACAGGAGAGTTACGAGCGAGCGATTTCAAAAAACAAGAGTATGTGTTCTCTGGACACTTTCATAAAAGACAGGTCAAAAACAATATTCATTATTTGGGCAATCCTTTTCCACACAATTATGCAGATGTCGATGACGATGACCGAGGCATGATGATATTAGAACATGGCACAGAGCCTGTTTATTTCAACTGGGATAATTGTCCCAAGTACAGAAATGTAAAATTAAGCACACTGTTGGACAAAACCAAAGAAATTATGAAAAAGAAGATGCATCTACGAGTTACATTAGACATAGACATCAGTTTTGAAGAAGCCAGTTATATCAAAGAGACTTTTATGAAGGAATATAATTGTAGAGAAATGACATTAATCCCAAGCAAACAAGAAGAAGAAATAAACACAGAACTTGATATCACAAAATTTGAAAGTGTGGATCAAATTGTCTCTAAAGAAATTGAAACAATTGAGTCTGATGCATTTGATAAATCTGTTTTGCTTAAAATATATAGAGATTTAAACAATGATACTGATTAAAACACTTACTGTAAAAAACTTTATGAGTGTGGGTAATCAAACCCAAGCAATAGACTTTCAACAAAAATTGTTAACATTGGTGTTGGGTGAAAACTTAGACATGGGAGGTGATGATGCAGGGTCACGTAATGGTACAGGTAAAACCACCATTGTTAATGCACTGAGTTACGCATTGTATGGTGAAGCACTTAC